CATTTTTTATTCCACCCAAAAGAGTTCTTCTTTCATTTCCTTCAAGTTTATTTAATTCTTCTTCTTCACCTTTAGTTACTTGCAAACCATCCCAATCCCAATATGGATTTCTTATTTTTCCTAAAATAATATTATCCATTTTAAAGATAACATAATCTCCACACCATGCTTCAAGATATTTAACTTCTTTATTTTCTATTAAAATTTCATCATCTTTTGAATAACCATATCTTTTTAAAACTTCATCTTTCTTTTCTGGAAACCTTTTTATTACAGAAGTAATTGTGTCTGTAATTTCTTCAATAGCAAATTCAGAATCAGATTCCTTCGTAGAAGTTTTTGCAAATCTAACTTTACATGGATCAATAGCACGAACATCAAAGTCATTTATCTTAGCGTTCCAAAAAGGTTTCAAAACTAAAAGCCTTCCGAAATATAAATTACGAAGGCCTTTACGCAAAGTTTCTTTTGCGTTTCTTTCTGTATATTTTATTTGAAAATATTTTTCTTGTTTTGTTGAAAGCGATTTTGCTTCAGGAGTACCTCTACCATTTAAAATTATAGGTTTAGGAATATTAGAAATTAAGGAATTAATTACTGCTTCCATATTTACGAAAACCCTATTAGCTCTAACTTTACTTTTCTTCCTATGTATTTTGGAAAGATAGTCTGGTTCATTCTTATAAATTCTTAAATTAGTGTCATATGTTTTTTGCAATTGAGTCCAAATTGTTTCGGAAGATTTCCACCGATTGTCAACTAATTGGCATAATTGTTTATCATTTAATTTAGATAGATTTATCATGTCCTAATTATAGGACAGTAATTTTTATTTAACAATAGCAAATTGTGGGTAACTAATTATTTCTTCTTTTTATATCTGCTTCTACATGATGTTTTTCTCTTTTTTCTTCTGATTTCATATCACCCATTATATCACACTTTAATCATAATCCCAACCGTTATTTTGTGCTAATATTTCTCCTAGATCTCCAACTGTGTTATCCCTGCCAATTAAAATTTTTGAGTCAGTTCCACGTAACGCTTCTGGTAAATATTGTCCGATACCTTTATGTCCTAAAGTCGCAAGATAATAATATAATGTTGCAAAAACATAATGGTCAACACCAGTTGTAGAATCCCATTCATAACTCTCAATCCCACGATTGTCAACTACCTTAATACGCCGGAGAGTTTCCCAATGTTTTAAATATTCTTTAATCTCACTATCAGAAGATAATCCAAATAAAATTTTGGCATTTAAAATTTCATCAATCAATTGATCAATCACCCTGTTACGATTACTGTAAACAATCCCATCCCTATCACCCTCACCCCACCAAACAATCGTCTTAGGATTATTTCTATTTTCTTGAAAGAAACTCATCAACGCGTCACGATAATTTTCCACGTAATATTTTGACATAGTATTATCCGGCATAGCATCAATAACTAATTTAGGTTTATACATTTTCATTATATCATCCAGATCAGCCCACTTAGAAAATCTACCAATTTTAGTTGGCCCTAGCTCACTACCAAGAACATAATGTTTTATATTACCAACATCAACACCTAAATACCAATTACCAGTTTCCAAATTCTTTGGTGTCCAGTTATCCAAAATTGTAGAACGTGATACCTGAATATCACCCGGACTATATGGTTCACCTAAAACGAAGTTATAAAAATATTCTTGATCACCTTCGCTATCATCAATAATTTCTGCAGCACTTACCCATGGAGCCATCAACAAAGAAATGTGATAACCAGAAATTTTAGATCCCGGACATTGTGCTACCCACCTACCCATACGCCTATCAGCTTTAAATAATTTAGCCTTACACTTAGTACACTGAAAATGTTTTTTCTCCATGTTAATACTTTCAGGCCATGTCATAATTTGTTCCTCTTTACAGTTAGGATTATGACAAGTAACCATCCATTCCTTCTTATCAGATTTATGCCAGTTCATATCAATAGCATCTTTGTCAGTAGTCGGGTTTGAAAATAACCAACGCGCTTTATATTTAGAAGCCTTAATACGTGACTTCATTGTATCAATTACAGATTGATCAGAACGTGATGCCTCATCATGAATTAAAAGATCAGCTGTCGTCATAATCGCAGCTGTCTTTGAAACCGTACCTTTGAAGAACATAAACCTCCCGTTAAATTCTTTACGTTCAATGTTGTCAGAATCTATCCCTTTAAAAACCTGTGGGTTTTGTGCCAAGATCTTATTTGTCTTTGAAGCAACGAACTCCTTAACATCACTATCAGTCGGGAAGGTATACATGATGTTCCACCCAAACTTAATAATGGCGTATAACGCCTTAATATTGAAAGTAACAGATCCTCCGATCTGCGCGCATTTTTTAATAACTATCCTGTCATTCCAATCAGTTAAAATATCCAACAAAAAAGGTCTATCAGCAAAATCTAACTTATCACCTTTTTCAGATACAAGACTATTTTCAAAAATCCAAGCGAGGATTGACATATCCTCTGGTCTTATTTTAGGTTGTTTTTCCATTATTTATTTTTCTTAGCTCTAGCTTTGTTTTCAGCAATATAATCTTTATACATCATTGTCTTATTTTTATTAAGAGAGAAACTAGAAATTGTTTTCCATTTTACACCCTTAACTTTTTTCCTTCTTTTACCTTTAAGATAATGATATATCGTTGTACTATCTATACCATATTTTTTACCAATACTTATTGTAGTATAACCTTCAAAATATAAAGCAACAATTTCGTTACGTTGTTCTAAAGTAATTTTTCTTTCAAAATTATATCCGCTTACCATTATTTTTTTTAAAGATGTATCATCAACTTATTCAATAAGTAACATTTAGTTTGAATTTTTTGTAATTCTAAAGGGTTATTTCAATTCTTACTTTTTAAAGATGTATCATTATTTTTATCCATTAATTCCTTATACTGCTTTGGGTAAAGTATCTTAAATCTAGGATCAGAAGGATCAAGAAGTGCATCACGCATCTCGTAGCGTTGCCTTTGTACCATCAATGACTTCTCATAATAAGGATCACTACCCTTATCAGTAATTCTACGAATCATTTTATGGCCTTTAGGACAGTAACCAACAAACCAAGCTGTAGGTAATTTCTCACGAACAGTACATACCTGCCTAAAACCAGTCCCAGAACAATCCTTTTTACATTCATCACACCAAAAATCAGTATTACACCAGCGAGGTGCTGTAAATATAGATTCAACGCGATCTTTAAAAGGTTTATCCTTTAAATCATTAACTAAACGATCCTTCCTAGCCTTATCATATCTATTTTTTAGTTTTTGTATCAGATTTTGTTTCTTCATAATCAGCTAAAATTAATTCTTCATTGATAATAATGTATTTCTCACCATCAAACATAATTTCATCTAAACCATATGGTGCGAAGATAACATTATCCCCCACTTTATATACAGTATGCGATCCTTTAGCTATAACTTCAGCCCTCATAGCGGCATCACCCTTCACATCTTTACCTTTTTTCACTACATCAGGGATTACTTTTACAAGCAATCTACCCTTATTTGGATATATCATATTATTTACCTAAATTTTTAACCTTCTTATAAAACCCACTCCACCCTTTGTTCTCTTTACGATCAAATTCCTCAAAATCATCATCTGTACCATTTTCCATAAATACGGCTTTACCATCACCAATAGATTCCTCAACCTCATCATCCATAAGATCAATTAATTCCTGTAATTTAATCTTCATCAACGATTTCTCCGTCGATAATACTTTGCCTTTCTTCGGCTTTTTTAAGATCTGCGATATCCTTTTTATTAATTTCATTTAACAATGTTTTTTTAAGGCCGTCCTCAAAGTTTTTCATTTGTTCGCGAACTTCCGGTTTGTAAAATAGGTTATACATAACTGTACTAGGTGGTGCGACCTTATCCTCATTAAAGGATCCACGTAACCTATAAGCTAACTCTAAACCCTTGACAACAGCCGCAGTATTAGGCCCATTATCCACCTCAACCATATTACCATCATCATCCATCACCTTTTTATAGTCCCTTTTATCCAATATTTCAGAATGACGTAATGCTAAATGTTCTTCCGGCATATATTGCTTCATTAATGTCTGCCAAGATTGAGTATTAGTTATAACATTAGTCCTATCAGCCACAGTTTCTGAATAAACCCCTGTTTTACGCACAGCTTTACCCATATTCCTAAAACACTGCGCCTTATAATTTTCAAAAATCAACCTATGAGCAGGCACAATTCTAACTATTGATGTATCCCTTTTCCCACGTTTAGGAAAGTTCGGATTTTTCTTCTTATTATGTGGTACCGGCTTCTTTTTAGGCTTTATACCAGCAAGATAAGCATCAGAATTTTCCAAAATTTTTTTTGGAGAAACGATATCTTCCTCATGCAAAATTTCATAATGGGGGGTGGGGTTGTTATTTTCCTTCATTTTCTTTTATTTCTTCTACCTCTAACTCCTTGTCATCTACTTCTTCTTCAGGTACTTCAAGTACTTCTTCTACTTCCTCCTTAACTTCTTCTACAACAGGTGAAACTTGTACTTGTGCGCCGATAGTTAAACCATGTTTCTTTAATAAAGCATCCAATTCTACATTGAAAGCAGTTACTTTTTCTTGTGTTAATTCCATAATAATAATTGTTATTTTAATAATCAATAGGGGTTGACTAAACCTCGATTGTGTGGTGGTAGGGTTAAGCGATCTTTGGTGTCGGGGTGGGGGATACTTAATATATAACAACACCCCCCCTCTCTATAGGGTAGGTGGGGTAGATAAATAATCTTTTATCTACTGGTAATAAGAAAGACCACCCCCCCACCTATCCAAAACACTTAACCTGTGATAATTATATACCATTGATAGTATTTAAGCAAGGAAATAGAATTGATTAATAATGAAGGTATAGCGTGGCTTAAAATTGAGGTGTAAGGATGTATTTGTATCGAGTTGATGTATGAGTCACGTTAGTTAGTTAATGTTGTTAGTGGGAAGGAATGAGTCACACACCACACATTAACCACAACATCAACACACCACAACCAACCCCACCTACAAGC